GCGGCAAGAGCGTAGCAGCGAGACCGAGTGTTCGGCCCGGCGACATTGTCGGGGGTCGCCCGGACTGCACGCTGCAGCGAACGGATGTCAGCAGGGCCAGCGGGAGCAGTGTTGCTCGGAGAGTCGGTATAAGCCGGGCGAATCACATAAGCGATCGACTGATTGCGGACACGCCGCCAAACACCGTTCCCAGCAGACTGAGAGCCATAGCTGCCAGACGAGGTGTTCCCCTCAATCGTCTGGAGCGTGCCTCCACCAAGGTTCTTCTCGACGAAGCCCACGTGGTCCGTGCCGCCGCCATCCCAGTCGTAGATGACGACATCGCCCGGTCGGGCGTCGTAAACCGATACGAAGTAAGCGTCAGGGTGCTGACGGACCTTGTTGACGGTGTAGTCAGTGTTAAAGGAGAATCCTCCAATAGCGTCAATCTGCCCGCACTCGTCCAGACACATGCTGACGAAGAGCATGCACCACCAAACAGAGTCGGACGGTCCAGCAAGCCACTGCTGACCAGTTCGAGCTGCCCAGTATCGGCCAGCTTCGGATCCGGGCTGAGGGTCGTCTGGTGCATAGTAACCAATCCTCGCTGCGGCGCGAGCGAGTACGTTGTCTGCAACGCTCACTTCATCACCTCAGTAGTCTGGGACACGTGAATGTCCTTGTCTTCCATGGGATCAGTTCCGATGTGGGCCTGCGGAGCAAGCGCCTCCTCGGGAATGTCTTCGTGACTGATCATTGTTATCCCTTCGAGCCAAGCTTAGCCCGCCTGGCCCTGTTGAGTTCCCGGTTCCGTTCCATAATCTCGGACTGGGACATCTTCTTATCGGGCTGGTTCTTTTGGTTACATACCCGAATGAGTGTGAGCAGTCGGTTGATGTGCCAGGTCTCACACTCGAAGGGGATCTGACAAGCGATCATCCAGTAATAGATCAACTCGGATGATGTGTATTCGCCAGATCCAGAGTCTCCACCCGTCTCACGGATGGTGGTTGCGGTCATCGTGTCGCCCATGTAGGCGCTGATACGATCGACCTCAGATGGGGGAATCCTATCCAGGAGCGACGGGTCATACTCTTCATCAGTGATCATACATTTGATGTAGAGCGCCATCTCCTCAGGGGTGACTTTGTCGTTACCGATGAGGTGTTTATGGGTGATTGACTCCCATTTTGACAGCGCGACCAGGTTGTGCTCCAGGTGCAGGACTCCGCCAGGCATGGAGACAAAGGTGCCTGTCTCCTCGTCGAACCCGTCGAGATCCGGGATAGAAACTATAAGCATTGCAGGCA